GTTCTGTTCAAGAAGAAGCAACTCATCAACAAGGCTATTGTCAAGTTTGACTCTATGACTCCTGAGAAGAAGAGAAAGGTGGCTCGCTTGCTTGGTTTGCCTGTTACAGAAGATACCAAAGAGGAAGCTGTATATAATCTAGTAGATAACGTCCTTAAACAAACTGAATTCAAGAATGGCAAATATCAGGGGTTGAATCCTGTAGAGGTGTTCACTCGATTTGCAGATATGAAGGAAAACTTACTCCATATTAAAGACCTTGTAAAACAAGCTATTACACACTCAATCTACAGATTGAAAGCTAATGGTAAGATTTACGAAGGTGAGTTTGAGGTGGCAAAAGATGAGGATGATTTGGTAAAACATCTTGCCGATGATGATAATCAGGAAGATCTGATTACCCTCGAACAAAAGTTGAAATCTAAAAAATTGGCTTCTGTATGATACCTGTAGATAGTTTATTGTATAAAATAGACCAGAAACTAAATAAACTATCAACAAACGAACATCAGCAAATCCAATTAGAAGATAAGATCCTGGCTCTTAATGAAGCACAGATAAAGCTGATCAAACAGAAAGTTGATGGTTTTAGTGTAGTGAGTGGTCTTGGTCTCGATGCTTTCAAGAAGCGTTATGAAGACCTTCAGAGTTTGGTTGTAACATATAACAATCAACCTCTTACACTGTCTGTCAAGAATGCTGAACTTAATCAGTGGTTCGCAAACATACATCTACTCACTCCTAAGTACATGTTCTACATTGATAGTTATGTACTGGCTGATAAAGGAAGATGTAAGGATAGGAAGATTTGGATAAATAAGGACTTGGCAAAGCATGGAGATATTTCCTTGCTTCTGAACAACACTCATTACAAGCCTTCCTTTGAATATCAAGAAACATTTAACTTCCTGTCTTCAGATGAGATAAGTGTTTTCACAGATGGTACATTCACTCCAACTAGAATATTCATCTCCTACATGAGATATCCTGTATACATTGATAAAGCAGGATATATTAAGTTTGATGGACAACCCTCTGTAGACCAAGACTGTGAACTTGAAACCTATCTTGAGGATGAACTTTTGGATTTGACAGTACAAAACCTGGCTATGTACACTGAAAATCAATCTGCTGTACAGAACTCAGTATATAGAATTCAAACTAACGAATAAGTTATTTTTAACCTTTAAATAAAAAACAATGGCTGATTTTTCATTGACTACGCTCTTCGTAGTGCCAGTTTCTCAGACTTCTCTGCCCTCTGGTAGCTCTACGCAAGATCTTACAGCAGGCCAAGTTGGTATTTTCGGAAGCGATTATACCGCTACATCTACTCCTGGTAACTTCCCTTATTTCTATGTTGCACAAGGTAGAACAAACACTTATTTGCAAGGCTCTAAGCGTTCTGACAAGATCGCTGGCTGTACAACAAGTGTAGGCTGTAAATCTAACGTTACAGAGTTTTACAAAGTTGCAGGATGTTCTACTGCAGTAACCCAAGTAACTGACGTATCTGGATTTAACGTTAAGTGTGGTGATGTTCTCACCCTCACTCTGCGTGCTCACTCCAGCTACCTGGACACTCTGTACTTCAACGGTTTCACTCGTAGTGTAACTGTACAGGCTCCTTGCTGTGATTGTGGTGCTGATCCTTGTGACAATGTTGATGTTCCTGCTTTGATCGACAAGATCATTTTGCAACTTGAGCTGCAAGCTCCTGGCATCAACCCTGACAACATTAGTCTGAACCAGTTCTTCCAGTTCCAACGTTTGGGTAACGACGCTAGTGCTATCCTGCGCATTTCTGGAAAACCTCTGACTAAATACGGACAACCGTGTGATGTTGCAGCATTCCCTTACGAGTATGACAGAATGTGGTTCCGTACATTCGTGTACAGCGGTCCTGCTACCACAGCTGACTTCATCGTAGCTGATGCTTGTAACATTGTAGCCACTGCTACTGTTGTACAGCGTTCTTCTTACCCAGCTGGTACTTCTGACGAGATTACACAACTCGAAAAGAACTTCTACAGCTACCAGGCTGGTTACTTGAAGCACCTCTACAGAATGGTGGGTTACAACGAGAACTTTGAAAGCTGGGTGAATTCTGGTACTACCTATGACACTTTCTACATCAAATTTAATGAGTTTGACAAGTCTGTGTACAGTTGGGGTGACTACATCAAAGAAGATAGCATGGTAATCATCGCTGCTCCTCAAACGCAAGCAAATGGTTCTGCTAACCCAATTGGTGGACTTATTCAAGCTGCTTTGGAAGATTCTTTGGGTGAAATCTCTGGTGACAATACATGTATCACAACTACATCTACCACCACCACTGTATGGCCCACTACAACTACCACTTCTACCTTGATCCCGTAATAGAGGAGTTGTAAACAATATCATATAACCTAAGCCAGAGGTGAGAGGATTAAAACTCAATCCTCTGGCTTATTTATTTAATAGTCATGCCCACGTTAAGTTTAAATATACTCGTACTTCCTACATACAATAAGATGTTGTTGGGCGTTGCTGATGCATCCACATATGTCACTCCTCCTGTAAATCCTACAATTGAAATCACTGTTCCATCTTTTGGAACTGTTGTTCTTCCTTTTACAGAGAATAATTATAATCTGTTCAACTCTGAATCTCTAGGAATTACAGCAAGTGGTGCTACACTTGTAGCTCTTCCAGATGGGATTTACACATTGAAATATTCTATTGATCCTGCTGCTACGAATTTTGTAGAAAAAACAATTCTGCGTGTGGATCAACTGCAAGAGAAATTTGATGAGGCATTCATGAGACTTGATATGATGGAATGTGATAGAGCTATCAAAACCCAATCAAAGGTGGATTTGAACACTATTTATTTCTTCATCCAGGGAGCAATCGCAGCTGCTAACAATTGTGCCATTGATACAGCAAATAGGCTGTATACTCAGGCTAACATGATGCTAAATAACTTTGTAAGAAATAACTGTGGTTGTTCTGGTAACAATTATGTTATAAACTTCTACTAATATGGCTAAGTGTAGACAATGTGGAGCTAACGTTGGATGTGGATGTCAATTAATTAACGGTCTTTGTGCATACTGTCATGGTATTGCTACAAAAGGAAAACAATCTTTGAAAAATGTTATATCCAAGATTGGTAGACACTGATTGTTCAACAATCCCTGCTCTACTTCATGATATAGACCACAAGCTGAATGAATTAGGTGCTAACTTGTACAATAACATTTCGTACATGTTAAACCAACCTGTTCCTGCTACAGCAATTATTGATCTCTTGAACTACAAGAGAATTCTTACATTTAAGTATTGTAATCCAGACTATGCAAGCAAATATACAGTTGAGATGATTGCTAGTCGTGTAAAACTTTTAAAATTTAGATAATGTCAAATAATTGTTCAAATTGTTTTAATGGTTGTGCAGAGATTGTCTCTGACCAATGTGTACGATATACAGGTCTTGATATTCCTGAACTTGGTATTGAAACTGGTGATACGCTCGCGCACGTAGAACAACAAATCACTACATTTCTTGTTGGTACATTAGATGGTTCTGGAATTACTATTCCAATTAATCCAGCTATTGTTTGTCCTCTGGTTAATCAATACTTACTTCCTTGTGTAAGTTGTACAGGCATTTCTCTTCAGGATATTGTAATTGCACTTATTAAAGCTGCTTGCGATCTTCAGGTGCAAGTGGATGCTGTTGTTGCTGAACTTGCTATACTGAATGCTGATTATGACGCTGCTTGTCTCTCTGGAGTGACAAACTCCTCTAATACACACGATATTGTTCAGGCTGTAATTGACAAGCTCTGTCAGCTGGAAATTGATCTAGCTGCTCTTGCTCTTGATGTAGATACAAACTATGTTAAGATTGCTGACCTGAATGGTCTGATTGCTGCATATCTTTCTAGTCTAGCTCCTGTTACACAGCAATATCAGAAGATGGTTCCCTACACTGTAGTGGAATACTACGGTCCTCTGACAAACTTTAATGCTGGTGGTGTAGGTGATGCTAGTCTTGGTTGGGATAAAATCTACTTGTGCAATGGTGCAAATGGTACTCCTGATAAGCGTGGAAGACTCCCTGTAAGTGTTACAGCTGTTCCTGGTGGGGGTGCATATAATGCTGCTGTAGATCCTGGTATTGCTGGCAACCCTAACTATGTGTTGTCAATGACTACTGGTGCAAATAACGTTGTTCTTGATACTACACAGATTCCTTCACATACGCACGCAGCTTCTGTAAACATTGTAGACCCTGGACACACTCACACGCTTCCTGATGTTTGGAATGAAGCTTATACAGGACACTTTGCAAGCGGTGGTAACTTTAATGAAGGACCCACAACAGACATCACAGGATCTTCTACAACAGGTCTCACTAATATTAATGTTACTGTGACAAATTCCTCTACAGGAGGTGGCTTGTCTCACAATAATATTCCCCCTGTTCTGGCGTGCTACTACATTATGTACATCCCATAAAACTAACTTAAATGTCTTGTTTACCAACCAGTCCTTGTTTTACAGGAGGCAGTATTGTACCTTCAGGAACCAATTGTGGAGCAGATCCTTGCGATCAAAAGCTCAAGGTTTCTGGGCTCATTACATATGTAGGTCCCAATCTTTCTTGTACAGGAATTAATACATGTGACGATCTCACCACTGTTATTCAGAAGCTAGAGGAGGCAATTTGTAGCTTAACCACTACAACTACCAGTACGTCTACAAGTAGCACTTCTACAACAACCACTACATCAACAAGTAGCACAACCACTACGACAACAACTATTTGTCCTTGTACTACATTTGAGTTTGTTGGTAGTGATTCATCACTTAATGTATTTGATTATGTTCCTTGTGGGGAAACACTTTATACATCAATTACTCCATCTCTCACTCCTGAATATCAGTGCGTTAATCTAGCATACCCTGTAGTAAGAACTCTTGGAACAGCTGGATCTGCTACAAATCTAAATGAGTGCTGCCCCACAACTACTACTACAACCACAATTGCTTAAGAACCAATAAGTTATGACGGTTTATATAACTTTAACTACAGCTGGAGCTGATACAGGACCCTTCAATATCTATTCAGATGTGGATGGGTATGTTTCAGCTTTTGAAACAGGGGTGTCTAAAGCATCCCTGTTAGCTGGGTACACGTCATCATTAGCTCCTAATGGCACTACAATTGTAAGGGTGATGTCTGCTAGTGCTCTGTGTACCAATTATATAGACCTTACATTAAGCATGTGCACCACCACAACCACTACTACACTGGTTGGAGAATGTGCCACATTTGACCTAACTGGGGATATTGGTGGAGGTACATGGACAGCACTTGAATGTGGTACATTAACTCCTGTTGGTGGAAGTCTTGCAGAGGGAGACACTGGTACTTCTGGATGTATAGTTATATCTTCTCTAGATTTGAAAAATGTCTTAGCAGCAAACGAAACTGCTTGTTAATAATATCAAAAACCCTGTTTTGTTGGTTTTACAGGGTATCTCCTGGGGGTTTCTACCCCTGGGAGTTTTTTGTTTTAACTAAGTTGGTTATAACTGATAACGGGCTTGGTTAAAATAATTTGGAAAATATAAAATTTATTTCGTACCTTTACTATAATTTTAACCAAACTACATTTACATGTCTGGAAATCAACACCTTTTACAGCAACTGGAACAGCTCCTGCGATTAAAAAGAAGCAGAAAGTTCTACGCTGAAAGACTTGGAGTTACAGAGTTGGAAGTGGCTAATCTGCTAGAAGAGCTCAGAAATGGCGAAGGAAAGACATCAGAGGCTGAAGCAGGAAATTATATAAGTGAGCTTGAGGATACGGTGGTCAGATTTGTTGAAGATCTATCTAAAGGAACTGGTGAGGTGGTCTTCAACTCTAAAGAAGAAATCAAGAGTTTAGATGAGTTGGTTGAAAAGTGCAAGATTGATACTACTAAATGGGAAATAACTAAATACGTCCAGAACTACTGGGGAAATGCTGAGGCTCCTCACTACCAAGTGAAAGCTTGGTTAGGAGTAAAAAAGAATGATCAGGTTTTCCAAGATACATTTATTTCCTTTCTAGAGGAATATCAACCAAGTGCTCCAAAAGTTAAAGAACCTCCATATGATGAGCTTAAAAGAGAAGGATGTCTTGTAATCAATAAACAAGATGCCCATTTCAACAAGCTTGACATTTATGGAGACAATGATATAGAAAAGAGATTTGAGACATTCTTGCAGAAGCTTGAGATAATTGTTAACCAAGCAACTTTGTCTAACAACATCACTTATGCAACGTATGTTATAGGATCGGACGAATTTAATAGTGAGTTCACTGGAACAACTACAAAAGGAACACCTCAACAGAACATTCTCTCCTACCATGAAAGCTTTCGTAAAATATGTGAACATGAGGTGAAAGCAATCAATCTTCTCCTGGAGAAGGTTACAGCGTTAGAGGTAATATTTGTTTCTGGTAATCATGATGAGTTTGTGGGTTGGCACTTGGCTAGCTGGTTGCAAACTTATTTCAGAAACAATTTCAGAGTGCTCTTTGAGATATCTCCAAGATATAGAAAGTATGCAGAGTTTGGTGGAACATTGATGATGTTCAATCATGGTGATGCTCTGAAGCCTGCAAAACTGGCTCACTTATTCCCAATGGAATATAAGCACAGTTGGTCAGAATACGAACATTTCTACATCTTCACAGGAGACAAACATCATGAGATGAGCTTGGATTTCAATGGTATTAAGTTCTATCAGCTCCCTGCTCTTTCTAAAGCAAAGAGCTCTTGGGATGATAAGAATGGGTATACAGTGACCAAGGGTGAGCTGACAGTGTTCCTGATTGATTATGAGGATGGTATGACTAATATATTCAAACAGTATTTATAATGGCAACTTTAAGGAAATTGGTTTCTGATGTACGCTCTATGCACAAGCTTCTGTCTACAGATAGCTTAGTGACAGATAGAGCTATTGCATCTGAAATTAGGAACAATAGCTTGTTGTTAATTAAGCAGGAAACCAACCTTAGAAAGCTGTGGGCTACATCAACTCTCTTTACCACTATCCCTTGTTTAGAGATGATAGAGGTGCCCATCTCTGAATGCTGTGGATATGTAGACCCCTGCACTGTAGCAAGAAGCAGATTTAAACTTCCTCGTATTTCTGAGGGTAACTACCAGTATTTGATTCAAGGTGTTTGGTCTATTAATGCAATGGGTGGTATGGGTAAGAAGTTGAAAGAAATCACCATCAACCGTTACGTTAACTTACTCAAACTTCCTATTATTAAAAGTGAATCCTACTATTGGATAATTAATGGTTATCTATACGTTAGCAATCCTCTTCTCAAAGCTATCAGAATTGCAGCTTTGTTTGAAGAAGATGTTCCTAATGAGGTGATGTATCCTGCTGTTGGGTGTGGAGATTGCCAACCTAGTGATGATGACTGGTGCAAAAATCCTCTGGATAAAGAATTTGCTCTCCCAGGATACCTTGAAAAAAAAGTACTCGAACTTACATCTCAAAAACTTCTGCAAACATATTTCAGGCTTGATACAGATATGACAGATGATGGAATAGATGGTCAAGCACCTAACGCTCCAAACACTCGTTAATGAGAGTAAAGATTGACTGGAGAAGTGCAAGTAAAGAAAACTACAATCAGTTCTGTAAGAAACATCCCTCAATAAAGCTCAGCTTTGATGAGTGGAGAAACATTGTTTACTCCTATACAGACGCTTACAAAGAATATATCCTGGAGACAGGAGAACGAGCAAAGCTTCCTTTTGGATTTGGTGAGTTTGCCATAAACAAGAAAAAGAGAAGGAAGATTAAAGGGGTTGATGGAAAAGAGTTTATAAACCTCCCCATAGACTGGAAAAAAACTAAAGAGAAGGGTAAGGTTATCTACAACTTTAATTACCACACAGAAGGCTATTTCTTTGGCTGGATGTGGTTTAAAGAAACAGCTAGATTAAAACATCTGGAGCTTTGGTATTTTAAACCCTCCAGAGTTACATCAAGATTGCTCTCACACTACCTAAAGACCAACGAGAAATATCAGCACCTCTATCACGAATGGAAAAAATAAGCTAAATGTCATACTATTACAAATATAATTTCACATCTCCTGAGATAGTTTATTCCACCGTAAAGGAGGAATTGAAAAGCTATTTCGATACAGGAGCTGTGGATGATTTAATGTTCCCCACCTATCTGGACAAATGTCTCAGAAAGTTGGGTAGAGCTACGTATGTCATCACTGAAGGAACTCTACATATCGAGGATTTTCAAGCTAGACTCCCTGATAACTTCTTTGCTGTTAGAGAAGCTTGGCTATGTACATATGTAAATGGTTATCCCTACCAATCAGCCAACTCTTTCTACTCTCAGGCTATTGGACAGACCACTGTTCAGGTGAGTCCTGTCACTGTAGGAGGTGATGTTTGTGGTGCTTGTAATCAAGCAGCTTGTGTTTCATGTTCTGTATGCAGTCAACCCTCATGCAGCTGTACGTGTCCTCTTGAGGTGACACAAGCTGTGTACAAGACTAACAATCAGCTGAACATTGCTTACACTAAGCAGTATTTGCTGAAACCTGGAAACATTTCTGTTAGAGCAGACTGTGCACTTGACTGTGCTAATTTCAACAGTTCTGCTGCTGACAGTTTTGATATTAGAGATAATAAGTTTGTAACCAACTTCAGAAATGGGGTTGTGCATTTGATTTTCTATGCCACAGAGTATGATGGCGGAGGAAACCAGATGATCCCTGATAACTACCGTATCAGAGAGTACATTGAGGCTTTCATCAAATACAAGGTATTTGAGACCCTCACCAATCAGACTAATGATGAGACATTCAACCAACTTCAGAGCAAGCTTGCTTATTATAAGCAGCTTTCTGATGAGGCATTCATCATGGCTGACATTGAGATTAAGAAGCAAGATGTATACGCTAAACAAAGAAGAATTGTACAAGATCTGAATAGATTTAATATGTACGAACTTCCAAATAGAGTAGGTCGATATGGCAGAAGAAACAACTAACCAGGGTAGTAACATCAGGGCGGAGTATAACAACGCAACCACTGGCTTAAACTTAGACCAGTCTGTTAATCAGATTCCTAAGGGTAAGCTTACGTATGCGTTGAATGCTGCTGTAGAGAACTTTGACTCAAATTCTGTTAACTATCAGAATGAGCCAGGGAACGAACTCTGCTTTCAATTTCCTGAAGGCTACCAACTGATTGGTGAACACTTTATTAATGAGAAGAGTAAGCATGTATTCTTTCTTGCTAATCCTGAAACAGGAGATAGTGAGATTGGGTATATGGATAATAATGATTGTGTATATCGCACTTACATCAATGCTAAGTGCTTGAATTTCAACGTAAAGTATCCAATTCACAAGGCTGTCCACAAACTTACTAATTGCACCACTGAGGTGTATTGGACAGATGGTTACAATCCCAGACGTTATCTAGATCTGGAGAATATCCCCTACAAGCTCCAATCTGGAGCAAACCTTTGCGATCCCACTTTTACCAATGAGATTGATTGCAATCAGTTGAATGTTCAACCTGATTTCAACATTCCTCAATTGGATGTAGTTGATGTTACCACTGGTGGAGACTTGCAAGCTGGTACATACCAATTTGCTATTCAGTATTCTGACTCTGTAAGTCAGGGATACACCTCGTATTTCTCTGTTACAAATCCTACACCTATTGCTGATATAAGCATTACCACACCTAATTTTAATTATCAGGTGGGTAAGTCTATTAGAGTGAGGGTTAGTAATTTAGATGTCACTGGGCTCTTTCAGTATTTTAACTTGGCAGT